TCTAAAATAACATTACACGTTAATAGACGTGCATCTACGTCGTATAATTCATTTATATAGAATGCCCAATATTTAAAGNATGCTGAGTTTTTAGCTCTAGCATTAAATTGTTTCTGATGGTAACTCCATTGATTTAAGTTACCAAAATGTAAATCGTTTGTAGTATCAAATACAGCAGGGAAAGCATTATTGTGGTGGAACAATAACCATTGGTTTAGTTGGTGTACTGTACCTGATTCGTCCTCAATAAAGTAATTTCCGTAATTGTATTGACTTGTACCTGTGTTGTATCCTCTTAATTGTGGAGGACAATCTTGTAAACCTAAGTTATAGAATAATCTTGGTTTAAATTTAAATGCGTTTCTTTCGTTACCATTATCTCTCTGGAAAATACCAGGTACAACCATATTAGGAGCACCATCAATGTATTTCATAGGAGTAGGAGCAAAGAAACTACCTACTGATTTTTCACCGTCAGCTAAATCGCTTTCAGATTCGTAAGTGTATTCACCGTATACTTTACCAAATTTATCTTGTGTGTATTTGTTGATAGAATCACTATCTTCTACGTCACTAAATTTAACTACTTTAGGTTGATTCTGTAATGGGTGTTTAATGCTAAATTTAACACTTCTATCTACCTTATCAGTCCAATCACGTGTTACTCCTAAATCAACCCAATCGTTAAATGGTTCAATACGTAATACGTTTCTTTCACCTTTAATTGGTTCAACTACTAAGTTGAATTTTTGAATTATACCGTTTAGTAAATCAAGTGCTTTAGCTTTAGGGTCAAATATTTTATTCATATTGACCGTTCCACTCTGTACTGTGTTAGGACCAATACCCTCAAACTTACTGTTAGCACTACCAATAATTCTAAATACACGAGAACCTAAACCGGTTTCATAAGTACGTGTAATGTATACTTCAATCTCATCACCTGCTGTTAGGTTAAGAGAAACAGGACCTAAATAAGCAATACCTGTTTCTGTACCCTTAATTAACACAGAGGTATTTGCACCTGGTATTTCTGATCCATTTGCATAGAACCACATTTCAAGCGCATCAGGTAATGAATCAACGCCTCCTGTGATTCCATATTTTACCGCAGTATAAAACGTGTATAGACCGTCTACATCCGCAGTAAATTTAGATGTTGTAACGTTATTAGCATTATCAAATACCTCATTACCAAATATTACTTTAGTAGCAACATTATCACTTACTGATTGATCTGAATCACCTGTTTTGTTTATCTGGAATGATTGAGAAACAGGGTTAACAAATGTTAATCCGTTTTTATCATCCTGAGTAGACAGCATATAAATGTTTTGAAAATCTGCTGTATCAAAGAATGAACTACTGTAGGAATAATTTACAGTATCAAAAATAGTATCAATAACTGTTTTTAACCTAATTGCAGGTTTAAAATCTGTTACCTTAAGAGGTGATGAACTATTATCAAAGTTTCTTGATTTACCACCTGCTACAATTTGTGTTGATGTTGGATCTGCTGAATCACTACCATATTCAACTAATGGGTAAATGATATCTTCATTAAACAAACCACTACCAGTCCAAGAACCAGTAATATTACCATATGTTAAAGTATGATCGTATGCTGAAAAATCAAGATCACTTAAGTAAATATCTTGTGTTGCTAATTTAAAATCAACAGTCTCGTTAACAACAACTACGTTATATATTGTATCTCCTTTTTGATTGGTGATAATATCAGTGATGTACAATTTACCTGTAAACACTTCCATTCCATCGTTCAATACTTGACAAGGAACAGATTTACTTAAACCAACACCTGGTGTTGAACCTAAGTTATCTAAATAACCAAAGAAATCTTGGTTTGTTGGAGTGCCTGGTAAGGTAAATTCTTGTGATGATACACCAAATACGTCTCCGATTTCAGTAGATTCAATGGCTGAGATATCTAAACGAATAATCTCATTACCTAAAACCTCTAAATCCGCTTTAGTTCCATCATCGTTTGTACAACGTAATACTATCATAATCTAGGTTGTTCGTCGTTTGCTAAAATATATTCGGCTGTGTATTTGAATAATTTTTGGCCTCGTGGATTTGTTTTCTCTGTAATATTGGCATTTGTCATTACTACAGGTAAGAAAGTACTTCCATCTTGTATATACACGTCTGCGCTAAAGAACAATTCACGTAAGTTATCAGCATCGGTTTGATTTAACCAATCTGATTCGACTGTTCTTTGTTTTGTAATATCGTTGTAATAGTTTCTAGTACCACGTCTTGTTTTATCGTAAGATACTGTTGTGGACGTTGTACTGTAATTGACAAACGATTGTTCGTAGTTTTGTCTTTCAATGTTAGAAGTTGTAGTTGATACTAATGTAAAATTATAATAGTCCCAAACGCCATAAACGTTTTTCCAAGCGAATCTTACAGGCGTATATGCTTCACAATCTGTATTTAGATCAAATCTGTAAGTACCCCATTTACCATTATCGTTTCTAAGACCATCAGTTGCTTGTTCGTAGAATGTACAAACATAATAAGCACAATCAGCATCTAATGTATTACCAGCATCGTCAAAGTTTTGAGGACCTGCTGGGAAGTGAATTAAACGAGTATCTTGGTTTTGGTTATTTTCTACATCAGCCCAAATTGAAGCTGATACGTTACGAGGACCACCATTACCATTAGTAGCATCATTGTAATAAAGGGTTTCATTAACTTGGGAACCTGATATATCAAATTCAGTAACATACATTACATAAACATCTTGTGCTACGGTAGGTGAACCAGTAGGATAAACACCTGTTAGGTTACCATTTAAAATAGATAACGTATGGTAATCAGTTGGATTTACACTTTGTGTAGCTGGGAAATTAGTTAATCCAAATTGGAAATCAAATGTAGTATCATTAATCAAATGTTCATCTAATTTACTACTTGAAGCCCAGTTCCAATTTACTTTATCATTAGGATTTACTAATCCATCTAATATTGTATAGAAATTAGAACCAGATACTGCCGCAGATCCAGTTGTTGTACCTACACCAGTATAAGAAGTAACAGATGAAGAAGTTGATGTACCGTATTCTTCACCAAAATATATTTTAAAATCTTTACTACAACCTCTACCAGCATTATCTTGTGCTGAGGTTATTGTCCAAACATCGTCAGCCGGCCCTACATTAAACTTGACGATTTGGGATAAGTCAAACACACCGTAACCAGTTGGGTTAGGTTGTTGTTTTACTGTTTGTATTAATGTCCCTGCCTCATTCTTTACTTGCGCCACATATTGAAATTGTGGTTGGGCTACCTGTGTACTTGAAACACTAAAGACTAACGTATTGTTAGCCATATTAGGTGAAGTAGGGTCTTGGTTAATTGTAATAGCCATTATTTTTCAACTACTGTTTTTAAATCTAATTCAATATCGTTTGCTGTCGCTTCAGCATATTCATTAGCGAATTGTGCTGAGAATGCTGCTAGTGCAGGTTCAATAAATGGTTTAGCTTGATATCCTTGTTTATTAATCTTACGATAAATAAGGTATGCTGCTTGTTCCATTGTAACACCTTGCTTAGGACGAATGCCTTTTGCCCTCATCCAGTTGATTACTTTTGGTTTCCAGCTTTGTGTTCCTTTACGTGTTGCTCCTCCTCTACCATCTTCAATGGCGAAACCATAATCTTCCATTACGATAGAAACACCGGTATTACCATTACCTAAGATCTCGTCTGTATAATTTACACTACGAGCTAATTGTCCTGAGGCATTAATGTTTTTAGAGAATAATTGATCAACGGTTAGTTCCTTTAATCTACCCTCTAATTCGGTTAATACTTGATTTCTATCTTTTCTTTCCATTAGGCGTCAGGGAAATTACAATAATCGTAAACTGCTGGTTCAGTATAGGTTACATTAGCTACCCATCCGTATACTCTGTCTTGGAATCCCTCGTTTACTGGAATAATGTTGTTCATAGTAAAGTCCATTACTTGTTGATAAGGACCTCTGCGAATATAAGCACCAATATCATACAGGTATAATTCCGTATTTGACATTACTAAAAGTGCGTTTTCATCGCTTACCTTGGGAACATCGAGTGAATACAGTTCAAACGTTAAAGAACGTGTATTATCCAATAATCCTAATGAATCCATAGGACGTAAAAATACAAATGGGTAACGAATGTTTTGAGAGTTAGAATCCAAGTAGGATAAAGGACCACTAGCAAACGATTTAATTGCTAAATGGTTATTTGCTGCTGTCTCAAATAATTCGACTACCTGTTTGTAAGTTCTCATTAGTTATTTTCTAAAATTTCTTTTACCACGTGTGAATGCAAAGCAAGCATAGAGGCAATCTGGTTAATGTTGAATCCACTATTTGATAAATCAATTACCTTCTGTTCTACAGTAGGTTCTTTAGGTACTTCTACTTTTACTACTCCAGTGCTGTCTAATACTTCAATTGTTTCTTTCTTAGTTGCCATAATTAGTATAATTTGGTTGTGCGTTGTGCTTTCATTGCTCGTTCTTGTTCTCGGTTATAGTCGGAATCAATAGCCAAGTAATTCAACACAAATATAAAATTTAAATCAAAGATACTCTTGTCTCCAGTGATTGATAAGATGGAAGACTTTGAGAGAGAATAAACTGTTGCAAACCACCCCCAATGCTGGAAGTAAGTGTTTGTATTCTCTTCGTCATCTTCATCTTCTCCGCCTCCGTTAAAGAGTTGCTTGTATCGTTTAAGAATTTGGTTCCTACTACTAAAAAAAAACTCAATGCACCTAGTGCGAACGAGACTGGGAATTTATTCATTTCCTCAGCATCAACAAGTCGTTGTTCAGAATCGTATTCTTTAACGTCATAATATTTGAACAAGTTTTCTACTTTACCTTTAGCAATTTTGAATCCTTGTTTCATCCCATACTCAATACCCTGTAATTTATTTTTTGTAATTGGTCTATAGAGTATAGCAGCTATTTCATTTAAGTTAGCAACGGGTTCCTTACACAAACGTTCTAGGTCAATATATTCACCTAATTTCATTTTAGATAACGGTCTATAACCGTATAATACGTCGTTAAACTCAATAATCGGGTAGAACGTTGTCGAATCCATCTCCATTAAGTTAAACACGGATTTTACAATCTCGGATAACTGGTTAGGTTCCCATTTATTTACTACTTCTCTATCTAAATGTGTAATGATAGAAATCATTTCCACCATTCGTTCTACCTCTGATAGATGCTCCAGACTAGTAATTTGCTGATAATCACCAATCGTTAAGTATTCAGGTATTTCGACTTTGTATTTCATCAATCTGTTTTGGTATAAATATGTATGAGATTTTTTTCCAATGTGTGAAGCAAGAGGGGCACTTTCGTGCCCCATCTTCTTCCCAGTCAATATATCATCTACAACAATGATAGGGAGAAGTTACGAACAAAATCTTTAGAAACCAAATTAAATTTAAAAGAGCCCTCGAATGAGGGCTCCTTAAGGTAGAGAAAACTGAATAACAAACAAGATAGCTAAAAACACGCCGGAAAAACTCTACCTTTCAGAATTAATGAAGGTCAATGTCACGAAACCTTATTAATACATATTATTATTTTCTCATATTTCCAATGTAGATACCTGCTCTGCTAGATCCAAGTTCTTCCCTACATAAATTAGCCATCCATAAAGAATCTACAATATCATCGTGATAACCGTTAGGGTGAGAGAATGATAATTTACCGTTTGTATTTACTTTATAAGTGTATGCTGATAATTCATCGTAGCATTCAGGCATTAGGTTTTTATCAGGTAATTCTACTGCTCCATTTTCTAT